TCCCCCTCTTCCTCACACGAGGTTCAAGATGAGTGCTACATCTTTCTTTGTTCGGAAGTCCAATGCTTTTGTGTTGGACTTTATGTCTACGCCTCTTCAGCTCGTTAGAGTCGAAAACGCGATAACTGTTCTCCTCGAGAGTTCTCGAGGAGTTACCGAACGACAGAAAATTGATGCAGTAGACAACTTTTACCGTTGGTTCGAACAGAACCGGGGCCTTACTCTCGGATCGGTTAACGATCCGGCAGGAGAGCCCCTTGACTTTTATCCTGCCTTTGTTGTACATCATCCCCATGGCAACTTAGTTGCTCTCTGGAGTGATGTAAAAGGTAAGATAAAGGACTATGTTCGACCTGTGTGAGGCTAGAAGGATTCCCTTTCTAGGCTATGCCTATGAGGTTTGCAAAGACCTCGTGAATCTATCCTTACCAGAGTAAACCATGCCCGTAACCCGTTTTCGCCATCGTAATGCCCTGTATACATCTCAGGGGTATACGAAGATCTTGCAGTACGCCAAACAAGGCGTCTGCCAGGCCTCTCCGACGTGGGGAACTATCTATCAAGGCGGCCTACCGACAAGAAAACTCGGTAAAGTCGACTATATGATTGATGTTCCCAACGACCCTCCAGTAAAAACTGCAGGTGTTTTCGGATTTAAATTTCACCCTATGACGCAAGTCAGATGTGAAATTAGTGGCGTTGGGTTCAGTGCATGGGCCACTACTCCTAAGGCGATTCTTTGTACGGAAGCTCCTGGGTATGAATACCAGGCTCGCTTCATGTCCGCGCATGGCGCAGGCTACGATCAAAACGTAGCCTGGGCCGGTTTCGAGCATAAAATGCTCGGTGACCAGCTGGACTTGGGGACGTACAATATCCCTTGGGGTGAGATGGAGATCTCGAAGGATCTCGCAGCCACCCAGGCGCTCTCTAAAAGAGGGCGCTCTGGTGAGTCTAACTTGTACGAAAGTCTCGCTGAAATACGCAAGACAATTAACACGTTTTCGGACGTGCTAACTCGTGCAAGGAAGATCCATGACGCAATTTTCTGGGGGGACCGCGGAGGCAAAAGCCGAAAGCGTGTCCTCACAGAAGAGGCGGCAGGGCAGCTACTGATGACGAACTATGGGTGGAAACCCCTAATGTCGGACATCAACGGGATCCTGGTAGGGCTTGAGAAGGCCATCGGCTCACGAATCATCTCGAGTAGAGGTCAACACAAGGTGTCACGGACAACAAACACCGTGCTCCCTGTGATTTCCGACTCAGATGCCGTGTTGTGGGGCAGGCAGATCACCTCTAACGAGGAGTGGACTGCCCGCGCCGTTTCGGTGGACCAGTTCATGGTAACGCAGCTGAACAACTTGGGCCTCAGCCTCAAGGATTTAATCCTTGTGCCTTGGGAACTCGTTCGTTACAGTCACGTTGTGGACTGGTTCTTGAACGCAGGCGACCTTTTGGGAGCCATGGTTCAAGATCCTAACCTTCTCAACCTCGGTCAAAGTGTCTCAATTCGTTACAAACGTACCGAGGTGTGCACTTTCTGGTATGCGGGGCAACCCGTAGCTCAGATAGGTAACGCTGACGTCAATGTGGCGAATCCAGCGCCCCCGGTAACGAGGGTGCTAGAGTACTACGATCGACAGCCGGGGCCTTTGGTCCCGCAGCTACGCCTTCGTCCAGATTCTCTGGACTTTATGAAGGTGCTCAACGCGCTAGCAATGTTCACAATGGCAACTGCCAAAGTGAAGGCTACGTTGAAGGTTTCTCAGAAACCTTCTCCGGCCGCTGTGAAAGATGTTCGCTTCTCGAAAGAACTTCGAGAGCGCATCTGGAACGGCCGTTTGCCTGCCAACCAGTGGATCGGGTAAACCGATCTAAAACCTAACCATGGATGATCCATGTCCCTCGTTTTCAACACCAAGACCTATTCCGCCGATTCTTTCGGTGCCAACCAAGTCGGTTTCATTGGCCCCGCGAAATCCGGTTCGGTGAAGGACGATCTCGTCCTCCGTCGTACCGGCGCAAAGCCTGTGACCAACTTCTCGGGGGTCAACCGGTCGAACCTCAAGCTGACTCGGACGCAGACTTTGACGAATGCCCTGACCCCGTCTCACGACGCGATCATGGACATCGTCTCGTCTCTGCCCGTCGGCATGAGCGACGCCAGTGTCGATGCGATGTGCGACGACGTTGCTGCCCTTATTGGGTCGGCTTCGTTCAAGACGCACCTGAAGACTCTCAAGGTCAACTTCTAAGCGCCGTTAAGGCGCTTGGGAGCATCTTGAAAGACTTCGCCTGGTTGGTTCGTTTAACACGAACCATTGTGGTCGTGATAGTCACTGCGGCCATCACGGCGTCCCAGCTCATCGATTTGAAAGGATTTCCTTGTGAAACCCAATCTACGGCGTCGTTTCAACGAGTTGAATCGACTGTTGGCCACTAAGGCCGATGCTTTGCATCGTGACCTTGTGGACTGTTGGCTCTCCGAGGTAGCATTCCGCTACGGGAGTAGTGCGCGAAAGTACCCTTCCCTTTCCTCTCCCGAGGATCTGGCAAAGGACTTAGCGCATTTCACCGTGGAACCGGCAGATGCAGGTTCGGTGGGGGAGATCTTTCTCCTTTCCCAAGCGAAGGCCCTTGTTTCGAAATATCCGTACCCTTTGCGGGGGTTAGATACCCTAGCGGAGACCGGTGCTTGGAACAAATTCATTGCAGCCGAGCAGTCTTGCAAAGTTGTTAATGAATCTCTGTCGGCTCGTGCGACAGAGGCTGAGTTGCACCATCTAAGAGGTTTCGTCTCGTATGTCCTACGCGACTTTTCTCTTGAGGAAGTGTACTCAGGTGTGGCTTTTGGTCCGGGGACCGCCATCGGGATACAAGGACAGGACACTGCTAGCTACCGAAAGGTGCTATCGAAGTGGTCCGTATCCCCTGGCGCGATCGATTACGCACGTGCTTTCGCACATGCACATCCACAGGTCCTTGAGGTCTTAGTTGATCCCAAGGATTATGCGGCTGATGAGCGCGTCTTTTACGAGGCGTTCTCAAACCGAGTGGAAGTAGTCGATCACAACAACGTCCTCTTCGTGCCTAAGACCACGCTAACGCGTAGGTCTATTGCCGTTGAACCGTTACTCAACAACTGGATCCAGACCGGGGTCGATCACGCTATGCGTGAACGACTTCGCGCTATCGGGAACGATTTGCGCGATCAGTCTAGAAACCAGCAAATGGCCTGGGAAGGCTCATTTGACGCTGAAGACGGTTTCTGCACCATTGACCTTAGTTCTGCTAGCGATAGCATTTCTACGGCTCTGGTGGAAGCGATTCTCCCCAGCGAGTGGTTTCACCACCTTAACCGGTGGAGAAGCAGGAACTTTAAGTATAACGGTGTGATTCACCGGTATGAAAAGTTCTGCTCGATGGGGAATAGCTTCTGTTTCCCTCTACAAACCACGATCTTCCTCGCCGCATGTTCCGCCGTTGGGGCGGGCACTGTCGGAATTGATTTCCGAGTTTATGGCGATGACATTATCGTGCGGAAGAAGTTCTTTGAACCAGTCGTCGACCTTTTGGGTCGTCTAGGGTTCCAAGTGAACAAAAGTAAAACTTTTAGTTCAGGCTTCTTCCGAGAAAGTTGCGGAGGGGACTACTGGCAAGGGGTAGATGTACGACCCGCAGAGCTCAAGAACCGACTGGATAATGTACAGTCGATCTTCAGCTTTCATAACGCTCTTCTTCGTTCCGACATGTGCGGAATGCACACGCAAGGGCTACGGCAGATTTTGTTTGCTGCTGTGCCTGAAGACTTCCGTTTCGTGGCGCCCGATTGGGCTGTCACTTCTGACGGGGCTTTCCGAAGAGAGTACACTGATCCTTCTTTCCTCTCATCTCCGCACGTAAGGCGCAAGCCCGAAGTGTGGGGATGGGAGTGGAAGGAGCTCAGTGCCAGGCCGGTTAACCGACCTGGTTGGTACAACAGATCTCGGCGTGAAGCCGAGGCTGCACTGTTGTATGCGGGCCTGTCCGGTTCATCATCGGACGGGTACAACTACCTGCGTCGTAAGACGCACACGAAGCTCCAGCTTGTGGCTGGAGGGTAGGCTTCCCAGCCTACCGCCAGAGCCCCCCTTAAGGGGGGGCCTAGGCCCGGGAGCCCTATGGGCAGCCG